CATTGGTGTAATCACCATATTCGTTCATTTGCCGCAACACTTCATTAACTTGCATACCAACTTCCGTTACTGATCTTGGCATGAAGAAATTTTGTGATTGATGACATTTGTGACTCTCATTTGTACACAAACATGTGGGTAAATTACAGTCCTTATGTGGACATAACTCCATTGTTTTCTGTTTGTTAGACCTCACTAAAAATTCTTCTTGTTGTTTATCATGTTTACCAAATTCTGTTACTAAAAATCTGGTCACATCTGCCAGTGACAACTTTTCCATTTTCTTGTCTCCAACCATTACTATATTAGGAACACAAGTTGCTTTGTCTTTACCTGGTGTGTTGATATGTTTAACATCGATATTCCACAAATCCGGTATTATAGGTATATCGACTAAACCCGTACTTTCATCAGTATAAAATCTGGCAACCTTGTGCGGACAAAGGCGATTGGTTGCTAGATGTTTGAATTGATCTTTCACCTTTACATCCAGAATATAATGGAACCTTCGTTGTATGGATTCTGGTTCATTGGAATACGATGCCGAATCTAAATTCAAAACATTGGTTGTTGCCGTCACCAATAATGGTTCCACAAAACAAGAATTCTTCTCATGTAAATCTGCCTTAGGTGCCGTGAAACTCATATTGTTACACAATCTCAAGATAATATCTGTTGGATTACCCTCGACTACAGTGGGTTTTGCATTTGCAAAATCATCTAAGCAAACGGCTACAATATTAGATTTCCATTCATCCCAGTGTTTCTTGGAACAATCCAAGTTACACCTCGACTCTTTAGCCATAGATAACCCCTGGCTCAAAAGAAGACAATCCGTGATAATATCATTTACGCTAGACTTACCAACACCACTACCACCATATATTTGTACTGCAAAAGGTGCCTTACGTATACCACACGCTAATTTGATTTTCTGATATTCTATTTCCATCTCCTGTAGTTTATAATAACGTTTATCGGCCAAAGCTTTCTCATATTGATTCATATTCATTTTAGCAGCTGCGATCTTATCCATCAACTTAATAACTCGTAAATGAAATTCATGTTCTTCCATATCAATACCCTCGATCTTTCCTAGATTCCCGTTTTGTATCAATATAAACGCTTTATGTAACACAGCATATTCTTCGTCCATCTGAGTTGGTTGAGATCCTCCATTCAAGAAATCACTTAATTTTCCGGACGAAAAAGCCGTGGATGCCCCTTCAATAAAGAATGTTACTATTTCATAAATGGCTTCTACAATATCACCTAAGTTCGATAGTCTTCTCATCGAAGCCGGTTCAAATATCTTAAACCCACGGATACTAAAATCTATAGAAGACATTTTGCACATGCCTAATGAAACCAAAACTAAAAGCGTTTTCTTGACCATTGGTATAAGTTTCGAGTCCTTGAATAGTGAGAAATTCTCTATAATCCGAGATAGATTGAATTCCATTTGATTTTCGTAAGCAACGCCTGAAGAAGTGTTACGTTTATATAGAGTGTTATATTCTTCCTTCAATCCATGAAAAATATAGTCTATTAAGTACGTTTTGATATTGGAACACAAAGACCTTTCTGGCCACAAAGCCTTGATGGAAGTCAATATAACTGACACGGCTCCCGTGACGTTTTTAATGTTTTTAAGAGACACAAACGTTAATATTATTGTTTCAAAAATTTTAATAGTATCATCAGTGAGAAAATCTTGTGCTGAATTAAACATCTCTTTCAGTTCTTCAATCATATTTCGTCCATCACAGATACTATCATATTGTGTATAATTTTCTTTAACATGTGCGACACTTGAAACAATTGCTAGCCATATTCTCTTAAATTGAGTGTTGTTACCAAATATACTTTCTATATATCTTTCCCTCATAGTGGGATCAATGTACAAAGCTTTTAAAATATCAGCGGGTACGTTGTTTCCAACATATTTAATCAAATCTACAAAACCATGTGTAGTTCTGATAAATCTACAAAACACTTGTAGCTTCAACGCTCCTTGTACACTATTGTGTACCAACGAGCGCATAAACATGTCGTACACCAAAAGCAAGTGTTTAAAGAGTTGACGTCTGTAATACCGATGACTAGTAAAATCGTCAGTAGCACCATCAACATCGTTTCTTATGAAATTAATAAAATTATCAAATGCATGGTCATCTATATCATTAACTTCTTCATTTAACTGGCAATCATGTTCTAACTTCATGTATTCTTCTTTGTTTAACCAGTCACTGTGATTGTGTAAACATATCTTAGGTAAATTTGCACAATCACAGTAATTATTTTTAAAATCAAGAGTAGTATCACTACCATTAGTATCGTATTTAATTTGGTTATTTTCTGTAATAATTTGCTATGTGGACAGGATCCTATGATCCATTACAAGGTAGCGGCGATTAACCAACTACCCAGCCCGTTTTGTCTTAATTCTTAATCCGAAAAGTCGAAGCTCAAGCCTTCGCTTCTGTTTAACAGATTACGCACCAAGTAAGACCATTATCACTGACGGTGATAATGACTTTTATTACTTGGCTGACTCTAAAATCACTAAATAAGAAATACAGTATAATCTAAAATCCAAACTGGATTATTACTGCTCCATATCGTACATCATACTTCATTCTACTACGTACCAAATAGAATGAAAACCCAAACTCCTATTAAAGATAACCTAGGGTTAAGTTCATATACGTATTTCTAATATAAATTTTAGAGTAACGTTTTGAAATCACTAAATTTCACGTGGAGCTCCACTCCATATTTGTTATTGGACTAACGCGATAGTCCTATAATATAAATAGATCCAATTTTGGTATGGATCTCGACCGACCTTCTATTTCGCTTAGCTAGGATAGAATACCTATTTAAATTGGATCTATTTTATTGATCCGCGTCATTGATTATGACATTAAATCTTGATGTTATATATTTTGAAATGTGCTAACATTTGAATTAGTATAAAAACACATTGAATTGTTCGTTATCGT